TTAGCCAATAGTGATTTATTGCGCTGTAAATTTTCTTTTGTTGTATATTTAGTTCCTTTTCCGCAATCTCTATAGCCTCTAAATGAAGTTAAAAAACCATAATCATGTTCTGATATATGTTTCGAAATTCTTGAAATACCTTTTTCCTGTAGTTCTTTTCTTTTCTCTATAAATGTTTTCATTTATTGTCCCGTTGATCCGAAACCGCCATCTCTATTTGTTTTCTGTGTCGGTCTTTCCTCAGTAATATTTATACAAATTGGTTCGACCTTACAAACTTCTGCCTGTGCAATTCTCTCTCCGTTCTTTATACTTATATTTATACCACTTGTATTCACCATTAGACATTTACACTCTTCCACATAGTCCTCATCAATTATACCAGTATTATTTACAGTAATTAATCCTTGTTTAATTGATTGACCTGATCTTGGATGAACTTTTATATGATGGCCTTGTGGAATATCAAAAATCAAACCTGTAGGAATCATATATCTATAGTTGGGTTTCATGACTAATCTGCTGTCAGTAACAACTAATTCATTTTTTTTATTATTAGGTTCAAAAAAAGTAATAATAGTATCATTTGTTAAATAAGCAGACAAATCAAAACATGCAGATGATGTTGTCGCATATTCTGGAACTGTCACATCATCATATAATTTATAAACTCCTAATTTTTGCATTTTATATCCATAATTATAATTTATTTTTTCTTTCCTATATTATATTTTGGTGTTAAAGTCCATTCATTTTTTTCACCATAAGAAATAATTTTCAATTGATTTAGTGGTAATATAGGATCTTTTGTTTTTTCGGAATCAACTAATATTAATAATTCCCATTCAGATAACAAATTAGCAATAGTATTTCTTCTTGCCATATCGGTATCGCCAAAATTATATGGTTTACCATCTAAAGCAAATAATTCCTTAAAATGCACAATATAATATTTTTGCTGTTTATGTAGAATATGACAAGATTGATATAAAGTTTTATCTTTTCTACTTGCCACTCCGATTCTAGTTAACGTTTCTTTAACTTTTAGAAAGTCATCTTTCTCTTTTAATGTGACCTCAATCATATTCTCAATATCATAGGCCATTTATTCTCCTTTCAATCCACCTTTATCAAGTTTTTCTCTAATAATTTTCAATTGATCACTAGAGTGTAAAGGCAAAACCTCTTTTGCTCTATGAATATTATAACCATAATACTCTTTTAGCATATTAATGTCATCATTCTGTTCAGCTTTGTGCCATTTAGAATATCTTTTCTTTTGCCTAACTGTATTTATCAAAAAATCAAATTGAAGTTTTGAATCAATATGAGAATTTAAATTCATCTCATTTGCAATCATAACAGTATCTAAAAAATAAGAAAATCCTCTATTTACAATAAAGGCAACATATTGTTTTTCAATTTCATGATCAACATCATCTACCATTAAATTATTTTTTTCATGAGAAATATCTTTGATAAAATCAAAAGGTGTCAATTTATTTTTCATAATATCATTATTTTAAATCTAAATAGGTTGCACCATTTCCGGTTTGGGAAATTTATCCTGCACACATTCTCTGCCGAAACGTTGTGATTCACTTATCATCCAAGAAGAGCCTCCCATTCTAACCATATCTTCATGAGGATAAACACTTCTAAACTTATCCAAAACACAAGAACAAAATGATACTCCATTTTCAACATCGTCAGGTCCATTTATGACACCAGGAATTTGTGATAGTGTACCAATACACCTAACAAAATACATTCCAACTTCATAAGTAGGATATTCATAGAGTTTCTGGTCTGTTGTTTCTTGTGAGTATGTTATACTAGACATCAAAAAACATGTCAAAATAGCAATTGTTTTTTTCATTTATGCCTTAAATTGACATTCTACCATAACTTCAACAAGACAAGCGACCAGATTTAATTCTTGATCAGGTGTGAATGCTGATTTATACTGATAGTCAGCCAAAAATAATACTAATTGTGGAATAGATGCTGCTTCAATGTAATCTGAAGCAGCATCATATATCTTACGGTAAATTTTTTGCGGATCATTGTCCACATTATTAGACACCCATTTACGAACATCATTAAACCTTTTTTCTTTCATGGCACTCATCAGTTCTTTTAAGTTAACTTCAGAAACCTGCGAAAGAATACCAGAATCTATTTTACCATAAGATGAATATTTCTGCAGTTCATTAATGACTCGGCGATAATCTGGAAAATGTTTGAATAAAACTTCTGCAATAACTTTTTTATCATATTCCATACCTTCTTGATCAAGGATATGATAAAGACGTTTTCCAAATTGCGAACCGACTTGAACCTTATCTTCTTTATTTATCTTAAACTCTACAACCTGACAACGTGAATGAAGAGGTTGAATGATTCTATTTACGTAATTACATGTCATAATAAACGAGCAATGTTTTTCAAATTCTTCTATAAAAGAACGTAGTGCTGGTTGTGTTGATTGCGGATTTAAATAATCCGCTTCATCTAAAATCACAACCTTACGACCACCGTCAAAACTAACAGTAGATGCATATCCACGAATTTTTGTTCGAAGAACATCAATACCAGATTCTTCTGATCCATTGATCATCAACCAATCACATCCTATCTCATTACATAATGCTTTGGCCACAGTTGTTTTACCCATACCCGGACCACCTGCAAGAATCATATTTGGAACACGACCATTCTGAACTATTTTATTAAATATTTCTTTTATGGAAGTAGGTAAAACACAATCATCTATTTTTTGTGGTCTATATTTTTCGACCCACAAAAAAGATTCATTAATCATAATCAATTCTCAAAGGTTGATGTTGGTTCAAGTGCAATATAATATGTTAAAGTATTATCAGAACTATCAAAACGAGATAGACCTCTAGAAGAAAGAAACACATTGTATTCTTTAGACATGAGTTTACTGAAATTTTCGACCTTAAAAACAAATTTAAAATTAAAAGTTGTTTCTCCGACTTCATGAGAAAATTCATCAGACATTTGATTCTTAGAATCAAGAATGGCAATTTCCATTGTTTTACCATTACCTGCCACAGCAATTTCAGGATATTGAAGAACCGCTGCGGCCTTGACGGCTTCATTGTAAACATCTTCAGTCAAAACAAAGGTCACTTCTTCGGTAGGAAGTTTAACTTCCTTCCCTTCAGGAGGACGGACTACTAAAGATGCATCACAATAAGAATATTTGCATGATTTTCTTTTATTTGAATCCTTGAGAATCAATTGCTTTTCACCAAAATCTATTTCTGGTTTTTCAAATAAAGAAATTGTTCCTAATAAACGATTAAGATCATAAATACCAAAACTTGTAGGAATTTCTTCATTAATATTTGCTTCGGCCAAAATAGCTTTTGACGGTGCTACAGTTTTTAACTTTTGTCCTTCCTGAAAGTAAAGACCACTATTGATGTGAGAGAAATTTTTCAAGACCGATATAGTTTGTTCACTCAAATTCATTATAATTCTCCAATAAATGTTAAAAATATAATTATATCTTAATTATTTTTATTTTTCAATGCTTTTCTTCTCTGGGCTCTGTTCATTGTTTTTTTTTGAATTTCCTCAATTTCCTTCACCGCATTAGCATTTTCATCTCTAATTCTACGGTCTTCTCTCAATTGATTAGACTCTTTCATATTTTTCAGTGCTTTAGGATTTGCAGGATCAATTTTACCAAGATCTGCCATTGTTCCATCAAAAACATAAGTTCCAACGTGACCCAATTTCATCCACGGACACAAATAAATTTTATGACCAATCCTGCGAGATAACTGACAGAACATATAGTCTTCTGATAAATATCTATCTGAATTTCCAGATTCACCACCTGGCATATAACTATCATTATCAATCACAGTATCAAAGTATGCATGAATATATCTGTCACCTTTGAAATTTTCAGATCTATTATGGTCAGGTTTATAGTGAAAACGAGGATAAGATTCTTTAAATGAATCAAAAACACTTCTCTGAACCATCATAAATCCTGTTCCTATTTCAAGAACTTCAACTGGTTCAGTAATATTCATTTCTCTAGTTCCTGCAACAGGATTAAATACAAAATCTCCGACATACTTTGCTAATTCATCAGGATTTTCATCTGAAACACCTGCATCAACTGCTTGTCTAATTTTTTCCCAAGCAATACATTTTTTACCATAAGGACCTCCAATGATAGGTTTATCATCATCACACAATACAGCAAGAGATAGTACGTCTTTAGGATCAAAATGAATATCACTATCGATAAACATTAGATGTGTATACTCTTCTTGTCTAAGAAATTCATCCGCAAGATAATTTCTAGCACGTGTAATTAAACTTTCATTGAAAATGAAAAAGAATCTACAATCAACTCCATAATTTGAACACATGGTTGCTAAATCTATACAGGCTTTAGCAAACATTCCAGAACATTGACCTCCATACATCGGTGTTGCAACAAAAATTTTCTTTTTCCTAAGTTCTTCAACTTTTACTTCTATACGCATTATATCTCCAAAAAATACATAAAAAAATAGAGGATAGGCTCACAGACACTATCCTCTATTTATGCGGTCAATTAAATTGTTTCTGAAACCGTTTCTTCAGAATTGGTATCTGCAGTAGACTCACCTCCTTCGGCAGTACCATCAGGGTTATAATTTACATCAGCATCGACTTTACTATAAAGATCCAAAAATGCTGTTTTAGTTTCATCATCAAATCTATTGACACACATCTGAATTGCTTTCATCCGATCACCAAAAATTGCAAATGCGTTGCAAATGTGAACTAATCGGCGAGTGGCAATTATCTCATCAATACCGCCATCAAAAAATGTTTTACGAATGATATCTGCCCAATTAACCAAACGGTCGACAAAATCATCATTAGATACATTTAAATCTTCTAAAACACTTTTAAGAATTCTTTTCTCGGTGGCAACGGTAGGATACTCTTGCTCCATAGTAATCGCAAAACGTTCCAAAAATGCTTCATTCAAAATATTTGTTCCGATAAAACGACCATCATCGGAACCTTTACCTTTTGTATTTGCAGTTGCAAATACATTAAATCCTGTTTTTGGATAGATCCAACGATTTATTTTTTTGATAAAAACACCTTTGCCTTCTAAAACTGGTTGTAGACATAGAATCTTATTTGATGCTAAGTCAACTTCGTCCAATAAGAGCAATGCACCACGTTCCATTGCCTGAATTACAGGACCATCTTGCCAAACGGTTTCGCCATTTTTTAAAGTATAGTGTCCGAGCAAATCATCTTCATCAGTTTCAATTGTTATATTTACCCTAAACATTTCACGTTTCAACTTCGCACAAGCCTGCTCAATCATAAATGTTTTACCATTACCAGATAAACCTGTGACGAATACAGGATAAAAAATTTGTGATTTGATAATTTTTTCGACATCTTTAAAATGTCCAAAACGAACAAATTTCTCATCTACCTTTGGAACAAAAGAAACTTGTTCTGATTTAAAAGGAATGACGTTTTCCACTTTTTCTTTAATTGTAGGATTATTTTGTTGAACGATACTATTGGAAGTTTCCTCATTTAGTTTTGGAATTGTATAAACTCCACGAGAAACTTTATACGTATCATTTTTTTCCAGCCATGTAGTTGAAATTCCAATACTATCGCCTATTTTCTTCAATTCTTGACGATTGATCTGATCGGTAAATCCATTGGAGTTTAGTGCCTGAATAAGTTGAATTTGCTTGCTGTTCATATCAACACCATTAATAAAGATCATAACAAAAAAGAGAGAAAATTTTCTCTCACACAATAATTATAGTATAACTAACTTTTATATATTTGTCAACTTTTTTTTTCTGGCATCGTGAAAAGTGCCTTGACGCCATTTTCCGTGGGTTTTCTAGCAAAAACACACCAGCAAAATATTTTTTCATCTACTTCAAAATTATCATTTACATAATCTTTAAAACTTTTACCAGTTGTGTATACATCATCCGCAATTAGAATGGGATCGTCTGGATTCTGGGTACTATATTTGTCTAATTCAATTCCTAATTTTACACCTCCCCGTGGTATACCAATAGCCTTTCTCCAATTCTTATGCTCATACTCTCTTATCATTTTAGCAAGTGTGGCCCATTCATCATCATGAATTGCGTCACATTCTATTTTCCAGGTTAATGGTATTCCTGAATGACTTATAAAATTTACACTTTGGAATAATCTCTCTTCCATCATACCTTATTTAAATAATTTAAAAATGAATTTGAATCTAAACCTAATTTATCTATTTTTTTAGTAAATTTAGACCATTGAATATATATATCATAAAATTCATTACCTATTTCGTTCTTGACACTATCGAAAAAATCCAACTGAAAACTTCCTGTATTTTGAATTTCTTTCGCAATTGTTATATTCAATAGAGACTGAATCATTTCATTTTTATTATCATTTTTTTCTCTATAGTATTTTTCATATGAATCTTTATAATCTGACATTTAAACTTCCATTTTTTGAATTAATTTATCTAAGTACCATTTTGCTTTATGCAAATCTTTAATCTCATTTCCTTTTTTATCTGCTCTGAGTATATATTTGACAATATTACCACGATAAAAATCTAAATCAAAACTATCAATAATATCTATCACCTCAATACCCTGTCCTTGATAATGGTCAGGGTGATTAACAGAATCGCTCACTACACTTTTCGATTTAAACACATAATCTCCTATGAAATTAATTCAGCAAAACTTTTCATTACAATTCTACTTCCTATTTTATCTCTATTGAATTTTTTAAATGCCGTTGCAATTTGTGTTTTTGTTGCATCTTCTTTCACAACAAATTCATCATTATCAACAGATAAATCATTACCATCTTTTATATAATACAACTCATCATATCCTTTATATTTTTTTGCAACATAAACTTTTTTATCACGAAATGTTTTATTAATTATATCACGGTCAACATTATTATTGACAGCAATATCAAGAGAAAAACTTTTAAATTGCCTCTGACCTAAAAGATAAAAGCCCATAACATTTACTTTTGTTCTATCTCTTAAAATTTCATACAAAACATCGGTATATACTTGTCTTTTACCAACACGATAACTTTTTTTAGTGACAGGATCAACAAGAAACACATTATAGTAATTTACAGAATATCCAAACACTTCTCCGTTTTCTTTATAATATGAATCACGGGTATGAGAATCACCATCAGTCAAAAATACCGTATTGATAATTTGAGTTTTATTATCATTTTTAAATTTAGAAACAATTTCCAATGAAGCAATGATTGATTGATTCAAAGGTGTTCCAGACAATTGCATAAAATTAGGAATATATGGTGTATACGTATCTGTACTGTATGAATACCTATCATGACCAATTAAATATGAACGCATTAACATCATAAATTCACATGCCTTATTTAATTCAAAAGTAGACATTTTACTTGAAAATAATTCAAATAATGCAAATCTATAATTTTGATTATAATCTTTGGCATTTTTGCTGAATAAACCATCAACTTGTTCATATGCCCAATAATTTTCAATATATTGATCATCTTTTTCAACAAAATCTTTTTTGCATATATGATCGGTAAAAGAAAAAACTTGAAAAGGTATATTTACTTTTCTACAAAAAGTGATTAAATTTAACAATTGTTCAATTGTGCCTGCCAAATTTTTAGACATTGATCCAGACCAATCAATAAACATAATCAATCCATGATTTTTACCACTTGTTACAGTTGCAACTCTTTTAAAAAGATTGTCACTGTATTGATAAGCATGAACGTTAGTCATATCTAAAAGACCTGTTTTGGAAACAGTTGTTCTTTTATATTCGTCTGCTTTTTTGCGCATTTCAAATTCTTTTACCAAATAATCTACAATTTTATTATTTTTTTTGCGAAAATTTGATAATTCTTTTTTTGCATTATTATAAAAATAATCTTTATAAGAAGAATTAATTTTTTTATAATAATAAGGTAGTTCTTTTTTATCCAAATTAGTATAAAAATTATCAATTTTTTTATACAAAAATTTGTAATCAACTATGATATTATTAAGGTTTGCTTTAGGAACATTTATGTATAGATACGGCTTTGTGTTATCTTCATTTAATTTATGAGAATTTTCTTGCCAATTATTATCAGTATGTGAAGTTGGATTTTGATTTTTAGATCCAAAACCACCTTCATTGCTGGAAGTTGTTCGTTCTGAATCAGATTGATTCTTTGATTCGGTTTGTTCAGAAGAATTGTCATCGTTACTATCAGTGCTTGTTTCTACATCATCATCAGCATTATCATATTCACCACCATCACCGTCCATTTCTATTTCCTGATCATTATCATCAGGATCTGAAAATACTTCTTCATCACTTAATTCATAATCATCATACATCGAATCATCATGAAAATCAGTTTCGCTTTCATTTTCTTTTGAATATTCATATATAGCTCTCGCAATTTCTTCAACTTCTTCGAAAGTATTAGAATCTTCAACTCTCTTCAAAAATCCTTGCTCAACTTCAGAAAATTCAATCATTTGAGAAGCACCGCCTTTGGTGTGTAAATTAATGCGATCAATTAAGTTTAATTTATTCACATTAATATGTGCAGTACCAAAAAAATTTTCTTGCATGAGTTTTTGATATCCTTGTGTCATTGGACGAACACCACCAGGATATTTTCTTTTTATTTTTTTCTCTATACGGGCATCTTCGCACACATTCAGATAAGATTTGAAACCTGGACCCATATCATGAGAAGAAGAATGAAATCCATTTTCTGGAGTGAATAGAGCATGTCCAACCTCATGCAATACCATGAGGTCATATACATCACCATTCATATACTTGAATACAGGTAAATATAATACACGATTTTTTACATCAAATGCTGCCGTATTATAATTACCATGCTCAATGGTAAGATTTTCAGAAGATAATAATTTAGCAAGAACTGACTTGCTAGTCTGCATTTCATTCATATGCACCTTTTCGGGAAGAATTAATTGTTACAGACTATATATTAACACAATTTTCAAAAAAGTCAAGAATTTTTTTCTTCGAATTCTCTTTCTTTTTTTCTCAATTCTCTCTCACGTTTATTTAAGTCACCTCTAAAAGTTCCTTCATCTGGCCAACAAAATCTTGCAATATTTAAGCCAGCAACAATGCCTATTGCAAAACCTAATGCAAGCATAAATTCTGGATCGGTAAACATTTTTATTCCTATATATGTGGTTCTGAATTGCCATGACTTTTTTCTGGATCAACATTATCAGTGTGACACCAATAATCATGTCGTGGAGGCCGATAAAAGAAAAAATAAGTAATCATCGAAGCCCCCACAAAAAAAGAACAAAAAAGCAATCCACCAAAAACTATATCAAACAATTATGCTCCAAGACAAATCAATGATTCACGATTATCAACACGGTCATGAAATGGAACTTTTAATTTTACAAAATCACCATCTTTTACATCCCATGTACCATCAACCCAATCTGGTCTGTTTTGAAAACCATACCATTTGTTATCATAGTCCATTGCGGCAAATCTCATACCTTGTTCCATCATCTTAGTAATAACATTATTTTTCAATGATTCATTCATAAAGACTCCATATTAAAAATATCTATTTGTTTCAAAAATTCAGGTTCTTCTGTTTCAACACATTCATCATCAAACATAGTGAAAATATCTTGTTCTCCTTTTTGTCCAAATTGTTGTTTTTGATCTTGTTTAAGCCTAAAACCAATATCGTTTGATCCTTTCAATGTATTACAGGTAAAACAAATGACTCTTGTGTTCGCATCCGTGTAACCAGAAACACTTTGAATACGATCAAGAGAGGGTCTATCACACTTAATACTCTCTTCATAAAACCATCGATTTGCACCGAAGTAATAATTTAATACTATACCGCATTCTTCACAATTTGTAAAGCATTTTTTTAGTATTTTTTCATAATTTAAAAATTTTCGATGTTTTTCAGGATTTCTACCTCCAGTTCCATTTTTCCTACCACCTGTTGTTTTTTCATGTAACCATATCTTCATTGCGATTTCATTCATTTTTTCTTCTTTTTGAAAATCCGAAAGAGTTTCAGAATAACAAACTCTCATAGTTTCTTCAAAAAATTCTTTTTTCTGATACGTTGCAATTTCAAAAATAGGATATGGAAAAACACAAGATTTGTTTCTAACTTGACGATGATAAGGAA